AACCCAATTATCTCTTTTGGATTCTTGGATTAATGGCGTTTGGTATGAACTTAAATTAATAATATGTATGTTATCACTCATAAACTATAAAAGTATTTGCAGTTGTATTTGAAGTATATTGCCCGTTGTTAACCGAGAAAGTAACTATCGGTTGATCGGTGCAAAATATCCTATCACGGTAAACGATGTTTGTTCCGTCTTTTAGTACTAAATTGTAAAAATGATTTTCAACTAAGGCAACTTCAACTTCCATTGTAGAATAATAATCACCTGCCGTAAATTCCCACTCTTCAACAACCGTTGTTTCGTTAGTTTGGTCGTCCGTTATTTCAACTGTATCGAAGTCTCCATTTCGCGGAATTAAAGCAAATGTTTGCGCATTTGTTGAAGTAGTTAAAACTATCATACTTTATTAACTTAAAACACTTCAAATTGTTTCTTAAATAAAAAACCCCACCTAAAAAGGCAGGGTCTTAAACCTATTATTAACAGACAATTCTAAGAAGTAATTACAATAGCATCATCAGCACCATCAGTAAAGATAGCTTTCAATCCAGCCTCATCAGCGCAGTCAATGAAGTATGCAGGACTTTTTTCCATTCCAGTGAATGTCAAATTATAACCGTTGAAGTCACCCATTGCAGTTCCTGAAGATACAGTTCCAGCAGTAACGTCGCATCCTTGGTCATAACCAGCTAAAAAGAATTGGTGGTCTCTTGTTTCAACAACAATTCTCGGACGTCCGTAAGCTAACAACTTAACGTTTTTATGTGTTACAGCGTCTTGCTTCTTTAATTGGATAGTTAATACTTGCTCAAAGAAAGTAGTTCCGTTGTCTCTTGAAGTTTGGATAGTTTGCTCAAAACCATTTGCACCTTTCAATTCATATTTGTAAAGGTTGATTCGTGTTGCAGTAATCCATTCAGTAATTTGGTCATCACCATCAAATGTTACACTTGATTGTAATGTATTCAAATCACCGTAGTTAATAAAGTAAATATTTAGAAGTCCTGAAATTGCATCCTTGCACGCTTCTAATCTTCCGTTTGCTATATCGCAGCTCATTTTATTATTTTTTTAATGTTAAACAAAAAAGGGTGGCGTATATTTCACCACCCTCGCTTATAGTTTAGTTTGATTAGTTAGCTGAATTTACGATCCCGTAAGTAACTACATCGGAAGCAAAACCGTATTTAACGTCAGCAGTAAATCGCATAACTACACGTACATTTTGTGAGCCGTCCAAATCACCCATATCCAAGACACGGCACTCATTCATCTCATTCATCAAACCTGTCGCAAAAAACAAGTTTGAAGTTTGAGAAAGTAAAGCAGTGTTAGAAGCAAGTCCGTTAGCTAAGAATATTTTAACACCGTCAAAATACAAGTCATTCAATACTTGGTTAGTTCCTTTGTTTTCGTAACCGTTAGCACCTACACCAGCAGCAGCAAAACCACCCAATGCACGAACGTAAGCTCTGTAAATGTTGTTAGAAACATAAAGAGTTAAATCTTCTTTTCCGTACAAAGCAGCAGGTAAAGCATCAACGATAGAACCTAATTGTGCAATAACGTTTGTAGCATCAACAGTAGTACCAGCAATTTCTTGTGCAGCTGGTAAAGCAGCATCAGTAGTTAATTGTGTCATGATACCAGCAAATTGTCCAGCTGTTGCGTTAACACCTCTCCAAATTGAAGTCTCCATTCCAGCAGCAACTTTCTCAGCAGCGTGTGCGATTAAGAAATCAGCGAATGATTTTGGCAATACATCGAACGCAGAATAACCCATTTGGATAGCATCCCAGTCAGCTCTAAAGTCAGACTTACATAATTGTAGGTTAACTTGGAAAGACTCAGGCTGTAAAATTCTTTCTGTTAAAGTTACAGTCGAAGTTGGGTCAAAGTCGCAAGTAGCGTTTTTGATGATGTCATCAGTAGCTACTCTTTTGATAACTTGCTTGTATTTAACGTTAGGCATGATAGTAATTCCGCCTTTTTCTAAGGTTGGAGCAGACAATAAAGCTGCAGCAATATACTTACCTGCGAATTCTCCAGCGTAAGTAGTTGTAATTGATTGTGTTGTACTCATTTTATGAATTTTTTAAATTATTTATACTACTGTTAATGTAATTGCTCCAGCAGCAGTTCCCAATCCGAAAACATACCAGTTAGAACCGTCACCATGTAATTCTACGAAGTCACCGATTGTGTCAGCAGAAGCTGAAAATGTAATTGTGTTTTCGTCTGCTCCCGGTACGTTAACGCTGTTTACGATAACACCACCTTGAATTTTGCTTGTAGCCGCTTTAATAGTCCATGCAGTAGTAGCGAATAACGCACCTACGACAAACTTATAAGATTGACCAGCTCCATCAGCAACAGCAGGAAGTGTAATTTGCGCTCCAGCAGCAGCATTAAGAATAAATACTTTACCGCTATCTTCAGCAGTCAAAGTTGTTGCACCTGTCAATGTTTCAACTACGCCTACTTGACGTAAAGAATCATTCGAAATGCTTGTGAATGTTGTACTCATTTTTTTTTGTTTTTTAAATTATTACTTATTTAGTTTATTTAATACTGAATCCATAATTGTGCGACTTCTTTTAGTTGCAAATTTTACGGCTTCAACTTTGTTCTCATTTTCAGGGTTAAAAGAAATTGGCTTCACTTCCTCTTCGATAGCTAACTCAACCTCCGTTTCTTTAACCTCTTTTAATTTGCTTAGTTCAGCTTTTAAAGTTTCGTTTTCTTCTTTTAGTTTTTCTATTTCAGAAAAGAAAGTTTCTTTAACTACGCTTTCGATAGTTTTCTTAGCAGTTGGTTTTGAAGTTTCCATTTCTTCCTTTTTCTCGGTTTCAACTTCTACCTCAGCCTCTGGCTCTTCAACTTCTTCTTCTTTTTCTTTAACTTCGGAAATAACACCCTCTTCAACAACGATCAACATACGTCCATCTTCGAACTCATATTCACCTATTGGCAAAGGAATTTTTTGTTCGTCTTCTGTTACGATAAACACTTCGTTACCTGCTTCGAATGAGTCAGCTTCTAAAACTGTTACTCCATCCATTAATTTCATTTGCTCAAGTTTTACTTCCATTCCGAGTAAAGTTTTGATTTGGTTTATTAGGCTATTTTTCATTTTTATTTATTTAATATTTATTTAACCAGTCTATTATGTCTTGAGCTTCTCCAATTAATGTTCCAGCTCTTTGTTCCGATTTCAAATATTCTTGAGGTAAATCAATTCCTAATTCTTTTGCTGTTTTTTTAATTTCAGCTAATTGATTCAAAAATTTATTTGCTTCAGTAATAGAATTCTTAATAATTGGAATTGCTTTCTGCCTTGCACTTGATACTAATAAAAAAGCGTCATTATAATTTTTATTTGCATTATCAACAATTTTTATTGCATCTTGAATAACCCCCAATTCAATTTCGTGTTTTGCCAATTGTGTTTCTTCTTTGAATAGTTTTCCAAAAACTGTTTTTAGTGTATTCATAACTTATTAACTTTTAAATTTATACTTGTTCCTTTTTTATCCGTTTTGACGTACGATAGTTCTTACTCCGTCTATTTCTGTAATCGTTACGTTTTGTGGCGTTACACTCGCTGTTTTTCCTATCCCTTGAGCTTGTAAACTTCCGTCACAACATTCCTTAGAGTATTTTCCGTCTTTACATAAACAACCCCTTTTGCCACCTCGTGGGCTAACTTTACTTAGTGTTTTTTCTGCCATGTTATTTGTTTCTGATTTGTTCTAACTTTCTCTGAGCCCATTCAACTCCAGCGTCACCACCCCATGCAAGCCACATTAAACGACCGCAACCGTCACCTAATTCCTTTTGTGAACTTTGTCTATGTCGCTCAAAACTTGCCATTCGTGAAATTGTATCTTCGCTTATATTTTCACCGTTTGCTAATTGGTTTGCTCTTGCTTTTCCTACTGGCGTACCACAATCACCCCATCCGTTTTCTTCAGCATAACGTAAAGCTATCTTAGCGTTTTCGCTTGCCTCTTTTGGATAGTCGTTGTAAGTTTCTAAATTGTAGTTTTCGTCTTTTAGTATTAAATCACGAATCGCATTAATCAATCTATCCTCTTCGGTTTCTTGTAAACTCATTTCATATTTGTCTACAAAGTAACCCTCAATGCTGAATCCTTTTACTTCACCAGCTTTTACCTTGTTCCAAATCTCATCGTTGTTTACTTTCATGGAAATCATCCACGTACCCTTTGGTAAATTGAATCCGTATTTTGCTGACTTGTCTTGTTTCTCATCTTCAATAATCCAGCTTTCAACAACTGACATACCGTCTAACATTTTCTTTTCATGTTCTAACGTGGCGTTGTTTTGGTTGGCTCTCATTAAGAATAACTCAGATGCTTTGCGTACTGTGTCCTCACTGAAATAAATGTAGAACTCTTTGTCTCCGTTTTTACGGTAAATCTGTTTGTTAGGAACTAAAGCCGCACCCATTAAGATACGTTTTTCACCGTCAACTTCTTTTAATTCTACTTCGTGTTTTTTTAAGGCTACAAAATTCTCTTCGATTGCTGGACTTTCAACAACTGAAACCGCATTGATACCGCTTTCGATTTTATTCTCATCAATTAGCAGTTCTATAATTTCCATCTTTGCCATAACTATCTAACTTATAATGTTGCGTTTTGTACTCTATTTCTGTCTAATGACTGAGCCGAAGTAACCTCACCACTGACTACATACGCCTTTGTTGGCTGTTGCTGTAATGTTGCTAATTGATTTACGCCACTTGTTCCGATAGTTTGAAATTGCGGTGCTGCCATTTGACCACCAGGAATATTACCAGGAGGCGGGTTATTACCTCCAGGAGATGGGCTTTCAAACTTTTGTGAAGCTATTTTAGCTACGTTTACTAAACCTGCGGCAACCGCCAAACCAGCAGCAATACCACCACGAACGGGCGATGTAGGGTCAGGAACTGGTAAGAATTGCGAAGCGTAAGCACCCGTAGCACTTTGATAAGTATTAATTAAAGCACTTGCAACTTGAGCAGCCTTTTGAACTTGGAATGCGCGTTTAGCTTGTTTCTCTGACTTCTTACCGAATAATTCTGTAACGCTTGCAATAGTATTTAATCCTTGTATGGTTGAATCAACTGCAAAATCATGGTTTCTTTTTTTAAGTGCTTTCTCCTTTTCTGCTGTTTCTTTATCTTTTTCCTCTTTCTCCTTTCGGTATTTCTCCTCAATTAAAGCTATATCCTTTTTCTGTTGTTCTGTAAGTTGCTTTTCAAGTTCCGCGTTTCCGTTCGCTATTGCAAATTTGTCTTCATAAGATTTTACTAAGTCTGCAATCTCTTTTTCTTTTTGAGTTTGGTTTAAAGATTGTTGCAATTCAAATTGTTGATCCTCTAAAGCAATTCGTTTTTCGTTGGCTTCTTTAATAGCTGCTTGTTCTTTTTGTCGCGCTTCCTCTTTTTGTTTATAATCAATCTCTTGGTATTTTAAA